AGAAGATATTATTCGTAGCTATCGTTTGGAGTATGGTTGGAATGGTAGTTTGGAAATTCCTCCATACCAAATATGGCATGATAGAGACGGAAGTGCAGAGTTCTATTCAGGGGCTATGTTCTTGAAGTCCAAAAGTCGTCTTGCTTCCCAAAATAAGCCAATGTCAAATCTAATAGCTGTATATGAAGCTAGAAATGTGATTTATGTAAAGCGGGGTGGATTGGGCTTTATTGTAAGTAAGAAAACTGATGCTACCGGTTCAATAGCGTTGACTGACGATGAAAAGGAACAGCTTTTGAAGCAAAATTTTGAGAAGTATGGTGTAAGGAAGGGCCAGGTACCTTATGGTATTTCAGATGCAGACATTGACTTTGTTCGTACTAATCTTTCTATTGCAGAGTTACAGCCGTTTGAAGAGACTTTGGCTGATGCAATAAATATTGCAGGGGCATACGGCATCCCTGCCGTTCTTGTTCCGCGAAAAGACCAGTCCACATTTAGCAATCAGGCTACTGCTGAAAAGAGCGTATATTGTTCAACTGTTATTCCTATGGCCAAACAATTCTGCAAGGATTTTACAGCTTTCCTTGGTCTTGAAGGAGGGGGATATTATTTGGATTGTGATTTCTCTGATGTTGATTGTTTGCAGGAAGGATTGAAAGAATCCGAGGACGTAAAGACAAATATAAATAAACGTTGTCGTGAACAATTCTCATGTGGGCTTATAACACTCAATGACTGGCGTGCCCAAATAGGCGAAAGTATGATAGAAAATCCCTTGTTTGACAAATTGAAATTTGATATGTCAGATGAGGAACTGGATAAAGTAAATCGAGTTTTTAACACTAAAAGTGGAGATGAAAAAGATGGAAGAGAAAATCAAAAGCCTTCAGTACAAGACAAAGGCAAATGATGTTGATGAGAAGGGTATCGTTACCGTTGCGGTGAACGGTATCGGTGTGAAGGACTCACAAAATGACATATCTATGCCCGGCTCATTCAATAAGACATTGAAAGAAAATATTGGTCGGATGCGTTGGTTCCTGAATCATCGTACAGACCAGTTGTTAGGTGTTCCGTTGAGTGGTAAGGAAACAGAAGGTAATTTGGTTATGGTCGGTCAGTTAAATCTTGAAAAACAGATTGGCCGTGATACGTTAGCTGATTATAAACTGTTTGCAGAGAATGGCAGAACACTTGAACACTCTATCGGAGTAAAAGCCATCAAAAGGGATTCTATCGATCCTTGTAAGGTGCTTGAATGGCGTATGATGGAATATTCAACATTGACAAGTTGGGGGAGTAATCCACAGACGTTCCTTGTGAATATCAAGTCTGCTACTGCTGACCAGGTAAAGGAAGCTGTTGATTTCGTCCGGAAAGCGTTCTTGCAGCATGGATATAGTGATGAACGTTTAAAAGGATACGATATGGAATTAAGTTTATTACTGAAGAGCCTCAACGGTGGTGCCGTTGTCTCATGTCCTCATTGTGGTTATCAATTTGATTATGATGCAGAAACAGAGCATACCTTTGCCCAACAGGTATTAGATTATGCTGCTGATTATCAGAGATGGATAACACAGGACATTGTAAGGGAAGAAATGGAGAAGCTCACTCCGGAGATTAGAACCCAAGTAATTTCTCTTATTGATTCTGTCAAATCAGAAAAGAAAGAATTTACTCAAAAGGGTCTACAAGACCTTATGAATTATGTAAGATGTCCCCACTGTTGGGGAAAAGTATATCGTTCGAATGCTATTCTGCAAAACACTTCTGAAGATACCACCGGAAAAAATGAGCCGTCTGTTGACACTCAAGAAAAGAATGACGGGGAAAATGGGAACGATGAAGTAACGATTAAAGCCGCTGATAATGGCACTTTACTCGATTTCAAGAGTTTGAATAGCTGTTTCGAGAATAAATAACTTAAAATTTAAATTTTATGCCTAAAAAATTTACAGTATCAGATTTTAATCTGAAAACAGACGGTCTGCCGGCAGAACAGAAAACTTTCATGGAAAACATCGTCGGCATGATGTGTGAAGTAGTTAACAAGTCACTTGAAGGATTTGCTTCACCGGAGGAGGTAACGAAACAGTTTGGTGACATCAATAATCTATTGAAAGCCTATGATGGAGAAAAGTTCCAGCAATTGGTAAAGGACAACGAGCAACTTGTAGAACAAGTTAAAACTCTTGGTGAAAGTATCGAGAAAATGAAGCAGAAAGGTCTTTCTATGGATACTATCAACAAGTTCGATGAGAAGTTGAACGAGATGCTTGATTCTGAAAAATTCAGAGATTTCGCAGAAGGAAAAACACGCAAATCAGGAGAATTTGACGGCTTCTCCTTGAAAGATGTCGTTTCCATGACTGACAACTACACCGGTGATTTGTTGATTACTCAACAACAGAAACGTGTTGTGACTCAGGTTGCCAACAAAAAGTTGCATATGCGTGATGTATTAACGACGCTGACAGCTGATCCTGCATATCCTCAACTCGCCTATGCGCAAGTATATGCTTTCAACCGTAATGCCCGTTTTGTAACTGAGAACGGTCGTTTACCGGAATCAAGTATCAAGGTAAAAGAGATACAGACAGGAACTAAGCGCCTTGGTACTCATATCCGTATTTCAAAACGTATGTTGAAATCAAGAGTGTACATTCGTTCCTACATCTTGAACATGCTTCCTGAAGCTGTTTGGATGGCAGAAGACTGGAACATCTTGTTTGGTGACGGTAATGGTGAGAATTTGCTTGGTATTATTAATAATACTGGGGTGACTTCTGTAGAGAAGATTATCAGTACAGCCATTGTTACAGGTGCCGCCGGTGCTGTAAAAGCTATTACCGGATATAACGGTGATAAGGATGTGATTGTAGAGTTTGCAGAACCACAGGATTTGATTCTTGATGGAATGAGTATCACGTTCGCTGGTGCTGCTGTTCTTACAGAACTGAACAAAACACACGCTCTTGTGAAAATGGAAGATGGTCGTATCCTTATTCCTGGTGTCGCGTTCTCCGGTGCTGAAACGGCTACGGATAAAATGACATTCAGTGTTCATGAAGCCGGCTTTAAGAACATTGAGGAACCCAACTCTGAAGATGTAGTGAAAACAGCTTTCGCCGCAATGACATATGCCCAGTATTTTCCGAATGCTATTATTCTTAATCCAATGACTGTTAACGGTATGGAATCAGAGAAAGATACGACAGGACGTAATCTTGGTATCGTTAAAATGGTTGATGGGGTGAAATATATTGCCGGTCGTCCGATTATCGAGTATGGTGGTATTCTTCCAGGTAAGTATCTTTTGGGTGACTTTAACCAAGCCGCAAATTTGGTTGATTATACCACTTTGACACTTGAATGGGCTGAAGATGTGGAGACCAAGCTTTGCAATGAGGTTGTGCTGATGGCACAAGAAGAAGTTATCTTCCCGATTTATATGCCGTGGGCTTTCGCTTATGGGGATTTGGCCGCATTGAAGACTGCAATAACTAAAGCGTAGGATTATGGATTACATACTTAGAGGTAACGATAAGGATGTAACCAATGTGCTTAAAGAGCAACGCATTCGGATTAATAGAGGGATGATTCAACTCATCCCTATTTCCGAATGTGGTCTTGTTACAGAAGAAGATGCCCGAAAGACATTGGAATGTATGCTTGCAGAGAAAAATGAAGAGATTGGCAGGCTTACTGCATCCATTGCAGAGAAAGATAAGACAATTGTTGAACTGACAGAAGAGCGTGAAACAATGAAAGCTCGCATTGCAGAACTTGAAGTACAGGTGCCTTCTGATGAAAAGAATCTTCCGGTTGCCGATTCAAAAGATTTGCAAGAGGAAGATGCCAAGGAGGTAACTGTTACAGATGATAAAGCCGTTTCCGTGGAAGATGAAAAGAAAACCGGGAAAGGCAAGACTTCTAAATAACTATCGCTATGTTGATTGATGTTTCATATTTTATGTCAGGTCCCAGGCATATTGAGAATGTTTCGGTCGCTGAAATGCCTTCGCCCCAATCTCTTGCTGTGAATGAGGTGATAAATGGGTATATTAAGGCATTTCAGCCCGAATTTCTCCGGAATGTTGTTGGTTTGACTCTTTCCCAAGCTATCACAGATTACTTGGAGCTTATTGAACGGGAAAAGGAAGATTCTTCAGATGAAGTTGATATTTCAGAAGAGAAGGAAGAATCCCAGTCCGGATATGCAGTATTGTGCGAGAAGCTGTGTGAACCGTTCGCTGACTATGTATTATATCATATTCTTCGTGATGCAAACACCCAAGCTACAATAACCGGGCTTGTCCGTTTGAAATGCGCTAATGAATATGTAGCTCCTTTGAAGAGACAAGTAAGCACATGGAATAGCATGGTAGAGAAGAATAAACAGTTTGTTGAATGGGCTATGTCAAATGATTGTCCTTTCGATGTGAAAATAACCAAGAATCTTTTGACCCCAATTAATGCTTTCAATTTATGATAGATTTAGATATAACAGAACTGTTTGAGGAGATTGTAAAGGAACTTCCAGAAGGGCTTGAAATCCTCTATCCAAATGGGAAAGGGGGAACTAAAGTTGTGAAATCCCCAAGGTTGAATTACATCTTCGGTAGCAGTCAATATATCAAAGATATTTTAGATGAATACAGTAAGTCTTCTGCCCAGTCTGAAAGGAAGTTTCCATTGGTTGCACTATTCACTCCAATTAGTGAGGATAGAGGTGATGCGGATTATTTTTCAAAAGCAAAGGTTTCGTTAATTATAGCATGTTCTTCTTGTAAAGAGTGGAGCAATGAGATGCGCAGAACCACATCTTTTAAAAATATCCTTCGGCCAATCTATAAACGTTTATTGGAAGTATTATATGAAGATTCTCGGTTCGACTGCGACTATGACGAAAAAGTGAAACATAGTTATTCAGAAAACTATTCATATGGCAGATACGGAGCCTATACAGATTCCGGTGAGGCTGTGAGCGAGCCGATTGATGCCATAAATATACGCTCGATGGAAATAAAAATTAATAATCTTAATTGTAGAAGAAAATGAGAAAGATTAGAACGTGTAAGGGTTCCCGGATGAACACTGGTAGTTCTGCTTGTAGCATTGACTGGAAAAAGGTCAAAGGTGCTATCTTGACAGAACATGGTGTCAAACTCCCTGCTGATATAACAGGTGAGAAGTTGCTCGAATTGTGCCATGCAGACCGTCCCGGGCGTATTTACCCTATTTTGCCATTCCTGGAGTATGCCAAGAATGGTGGAGAGCCTCAAGTTAATCCTGTAGGGTACGGTGCAAGTGAATACAACGGGCTTAGCGCTCAAACAGACACCTTCACTTTGAAGAAATTTGATGAGGTTTTGAATGCCCAGCTTCTGAAATGTGCCAATAAAGGATGGGACGTTTACTTTTGGAATCAGGATAATATGTTGATCGGTTATAATGATGACACTGATATCCTTGCCGGTATTCCGATGTCTACTGTTTACCCGACCGTGACACAGTACCCGACCAGTAGTGCTAAGTCTGCGATGACTGTTAGTTTTTCACATGAAGATGTGGAAGACAGCCAATTGCACTTTGACTACGTGCAGTTAGACTTCAATCCCAAGAATTTCGTTAAAGGCTTGGTTGATGTTGTGTTTCAAAAGTTGGAGGCCGAAAATACTTACAAAATAGTTGAAGTTGTTGGTGGTTATGACCGTACAGAAGAATTTGGCAGTCTTATTGCTGATGGTGCTGCTGAAGTTATGAATAACGTAACTTCTGCTACATATTCGGATGGTATCATTACCATTGTTCCTAAAGCCGGGGCGGTTCCTTCGTTGAAAGCTCCTTCTGTATTGTATGAAAAAGGAATCAGAGGTATTGAGCAGGTGTCATGAAGGTAGATAATGTTACGTTCGTCGAGGTTGCTGTGAAGGGCATGACGAAGGAAGAGTTTATTAATGCACACATTAAAGTCGTGTGGCAGGAACTGAAGGAAGCTGACCGCAAGAAGAAGCTCTCGGAAGTGTACGATGCGATAACTAAGTAACCGACGGGCTGGGGTGTGATTACAGCCCGGCCCGTTATATTTTTACTGTATGGCAGATTTTGATGAATTACATAGAGTTATTCATTCCATTGCATCCGGGTTTGAAGAGGAATGTATTAGGTGTATGGAAGAACATAAGAATGTGCTCGTTGATTGTATTCAGGAACAATTATATTCCGGCTTGGACGGTACCGAACATCTATTGAATCCTGATTATGATACTGACACCTATTTTAACGAGCCCGGTCCCTGGCAGAACCGTGCGGAACAATATAAACGATGGAAGGAGAGGATAACTCCGCCTCTTAGAAGTGAGATGCTTTATTTGCCACCGCGTCCGGTTGAGGTACCTAACCTTTTTATTACTGGTACTTTCTATGATAGCATAACTGCCGATAGAATTGATTCCGGGCTTCGATTCTCAACGAAAGGATTTACGGACGGTAGTTCTATTGAGAAGAAATACGGTGAGCAGATTTTAGGCATTGGTGATACAGCTAAAGAGTACTTTAATATTATGTATCTCCGTCCCTGGATGGAACGTTTCTTTTCAGAATGTGGATATCGGTAGAAAATGGCTTGTAGTTGCGAAATAAGAAAGATGCAGAGTGAACTGGAACGTATCAGTGATCTTGCAAAGAAAGCAGCTGTCTTGGATGGTTGCATGTATGTCGTTTATCAGAAAGAAGATGGTACCTATGCTTTTGATAAACTAGGAGTTGAGATAAAAGGAAAGATTGTTGAATATAGACATTACCTGTAATTATGGCAGATTTAAAATTAAAAGATTTCGTTGATGAGAACGATTTGCAGAAATTGGTGGAGCTTGATAATACTATTGAGCGTGTGAGGGCTGATTATGTTAATGCGGCCAAAGAATTAGCAAAAGGTTTGAAACTAAATGTAGAAGGAGTTGCCGACCTTGAAAAGTTGAGTAATCTTTATAATACCCAAGCAAAAACGGCTGGTTCTGCATCTGCTGAATTAACCGAAGCTCTTAGAAAACAGTCTGAAATAACTCAAACTGTCAGTAAGAAGATAGAGGAAAAGCTAAATGTAGAGAAATTATCTGCTGCTGAACTGAAGAAACTAACCAAAGCAAACTCGGATAATGCTGTGTCCTTGGAAAAGGCTGCTAAAGCAGAAGCTAACTTGACAAAAGCGCAGAATGCCGGTAATACTACTCGTAAGAAAGCTGTTCTATCTGAAGAAGAACGTTTAAAACTTATCAGAACTGCTATTATCTTGACTAATCAGGAAGTACATAGCCGTTCACAAGCAAAGGAAATGAATAAGCAGCTGCAAAAGGCTGTTGATGTTTTGAAAGATACGGATGAAAACTATATTCGTACACTTGCCCGTCTTAATTCTACAATCGGAATCAATACCGATTACATAAAGCGAAATTCCGATCGATATAGTCAACAGAAAATGACTATCGGTGCATACCGGGAAGAAGTAAAGGCTGCATGGGTTGAGATACAGAACGGTAATAAGTCCATGCAGAATATGGGTATTATTGCTCGGAATGCAGGAAAGATACTTAATTCTGAATTTGCTCCTGG